GTGTGCGCCTGATTTCCGTCAGGCTTTTTTTGCGTTGTTGTCAAACTGTTTTACTTTCCATCGCCCTGAGTTCTATCTCATGGCTGACTTGTCTAAATAGCTTCTCACACGCTATCTTAGCTTCTCTGTACGTTGTAGATTCACTGATGAAGTAATCAGCAAGTTCAATAATTTTATCTTCCATTCAACCTCCTATATCAGTCTCAAGACTGATGTAATATCCTCCTAAATTGCTATAATAATCTTGACCAGGACCTCTCACCGTTTTAGTCAAAATTCAAATAGAAAGGAGGAGATTTAATGACACTATCTGACAAAGAAATCGCTTTAGAACTTACAAAAATTACCGTCGAACACTTTAATACTCGAGTTGCACATAGTGTTCCAAAGTCTGGATTAACAGAAGAAGCCATTGAACAATTCTACAAGCGATTCTATGAAACTGTTACGAATTTAAAAGACGATCATCCAGAATCGTAACATCTATTTGGAGCACATCTTCTGGATGTGCTTCTTTAATGCGAGCTATTTTTCCAATAGCTTCATCTACAGAAGTACTTCTTAAATAAATCTTCAGTTTTGCCATCCCTCTGTCTTCCTTTCTATTTTTTCTGTCTATCTTTCTGCTATAATTAAATCCGAAATTGATAGGCTTTTTCTGTAAACGCTCAAGAAAACTAGTATTTTTTGAGAAACTTTGCACCAACTTTGGGTCTGCCTTTACAAAGGTGGACTCTTTTTTCCCACTATACGGATATCGTCTTGGTCTCATTTTTCCCTCCCTACGCTTGACTAAAAGCGTTCAGTTCCATAATCTTCATCTTGGTATTAGTGCTTGGCTCCCACGTCATCCAGTAAGCAAGAGCGGCATCCGCATGCTTCTTTGGTAGCAAGTCATAGCGACTAATGTTGAAGTGGTCCTTGAAATCAATCTCAGCTTGTCTAAATACCGACTGGGCAAAAATCTTATCAGCATAAGCTGGACTATCGATACCACCCAGGCATGCCACAACCCTAGCCTTACGCTTCTTCAGGAGCGACTGAGCATAGCTTGGATGAATCGGTTGCTCACTCTTAAGGTAGTCGATATCTTCCAGCATGGTCGCTTGTTGCTCACGCAATTTCTTTTGTCCAGTAAATAAAGCAATAAAGGCATCCTCGTCCAAATCCTCGCGGATAAATCCGCCCTGCTTGCGAATAGCTGGCAAGACCTCTGAAGTCACCCAGCGCTTGAACTCCTTAGCTTGAGGCAACTTGCTGGATAAAATGAGAGAGTAGAGACCAGATTCGTTGATGATGATAGTTTCTTGAACCCTTCCTAAATTATCTGTGAGGCCCTGTTTTAGGGCGTCATCTTCATCAACATGAAGAGCAATCGCATTTCTAGCCTTGCTATATCCTAGGATGTCTGCAACATCTTTCCCAACGAACCAAGGCTCGTCATCAATTGTCAAAGTACGGACTTCCTGCCCGTGAAAATTAAAAATTTCGTTCATAGTGTTCCTTTCAAATGTGGTATAATCAAAATAAAACGAGGTAATTCTGATGAAATTAAATCCTGATTGTATCCGTGATATCCTTTTTGTTGTTGAAGAGTATTCAACATACTCCAATGATGTCTCAGAGGATAAACTATATGAAAAACTTGTTCCAAAATATTCACAAGAAGAGCTACTTTATCATGTCAGACAATGTGAACATAGTGGCTTATTTCTCGACGTACAACATTATTTTGGTGGTTTCTCAATTCAAGATTTATCTCCTTATGGTCATCAGTTCATCAATGATATTCGCCAAGATACCAATTGGAATCGGACAAAAGATATAGCAAAGAATGTTGGTTCTTTTTCACTGGATGTCCTTAAAGATATTTCATCACAAGTTATTACCAACCTCATTTCAAATCAGCTTGGCAATAAATTTTAAGTAGACAGTAGCATGGTTGCATTCAGCCGTGCTTTTTGTTTTGATTGCTTGCACACCTTTTAATTTTTGGTTATTCAAATAAATACCATCTTCTCTTATTTTTAATTCGTTCATAATGTTCCTTCCTAGTTGCGGTTAAACCGCAATGTCGTGTAAAAAAATAATGTCATCAATAGACACACCAAAAGTAGTAGCGATTTGATAAGCTTGGGTTACAGTAGGTTCTGTTTTTCCTCTCTCCCAATTTCCCCAAGTATCAACAGAGACATCAATAGCCTCAGCTGCATCCGCTTGTCTCCAATTTTTTAGAGTTCTCAATGTTTTTAGAGTCATTTTTTGCATTTTACAGTCCTTTCTATCTTTTTTATAATTGAGTGACTCAACTATGACTCTATTATAATGCGGTTAAACCGCAATGTCAAGTATTTTTTGCGTTTTTATCGTATTTTTTTATTTTTTTCTTTACTTTTTTGCGTTTTTGCCGTAATATATACTATATAAAGGAGTGATACAAATGAGCAATAATAAAAGTAAAGAAATTTTCTCTGCGAACTTGGAAAAGTTAATGACCAGCAGAGACGTTGATAGAAATAAACTTTGTTCTGATTTAGGATTAAAATACACTACTGTAAGAGATTGGTTAAAGGGTATAACTTATCCTCGGATAGGAAAAATAGAATTACTTGCGGACTATTTCGGTGTTAATAAATCGGACTTGATAGAAGATAAAACTCAAGAAGTAAAAGAAGTAAAAATTCCTACTTCCCCTCTTGTCCAAAAAATTACTGAAAAAGTTGTAAAGTTGTCAACTCCAAGAAAACAAAAAGTTCTGAACTATGCTAATGAACAATTAAAAGAGCAGAATAATAAAGTGATTATGATTGAGGAAAAGCTTTTTGAATACCGTGTTTTTGAAAAGCTTTCAGCTGGTACTGGATTCTCATACTTCAACGATGGGAACTATGACACTGTTTTTTACGACAAAGACCTAGACCACGATTTTGCTTCTTGGGTTTTTGGAGATTCCATGGAGCCTAAGTACATGAATGGAGAGGTCGTTCTTGTCAAAGAAACAGGTTTTGACTACGATGGTGCCATTTATGCAGTTGATTGGGATGGTCAAACTTATATCAAGAAAGTCTATAAAGAAAAAGACGGTCTTAGACTCGTCTCTATCAATAGCAAGTATAAAGATAAATTCGCACCATATGAGGAAAATCCAAGAATCATTGGAAAAATAGTCGGGAACTTCATGCCGATTGAAAATTAAAAGGAGAAAAAACATGAACAAAAGAAATATGAACAAAAGAAAAAATTCTAAGCCAATTTATAAAAGAGTATGGTTCTGGGTGCTAATAGCTTTCTTAGCTATCGGTGTTATAAATAGTATTTCAAAGAACCCATCTAAAAATACTGAAAACACAAAATCAGCTACAACAGAGGTCGCCTCATCATCCTCATCTGAGGGTTCCGAAAGCACGGAAAATTCAAAAGAAGAGAAAGGTAGTAAATCAAAAAGTAAAGCGAAGTCATCCCAAAAAACAAAAAATGATGGACCTGAATATACAGAAGCATCTAACACAGAATTCGCTAACCATTTGACTACCGAAATCAATAACCAGCTAGGAGATACAGGTTTTCAGATTACAACTCAGCCTGTAGGTAATAATGTTATCCACTTGTATCTTCCTCAAGATGTCAAATATTACTCTAAAGTAGAAATTCAACAAATCGCTGACAAACTGTACCAAATTAAAGAAAGCACTTTTAAAAATTGGGCAATAGAAAATGGCTATGATTTGAGTTATGCTACCTCGCCTCATCTATATGTGAAAGCGGAAGATAACACAACGCTTGCAGAAGAAAGTGGTATCGTCAATAAATCGATGAAAGTCAAAGTAAATAATTAAATAAAAAAATCCCCACACTCTCCGACGGCAATCTTGAGTGTGAGGATTCAACTTTCCATCAAGCAAGCAATGGAAAGGATGATAAAAAAATACAACTATAGTTTATCATAAGTTCTACACCTTTTCAACTATGCGGGCAAGCAATCGAAAAGAAAGGACTTTTTTATGATAAAAA